GAACCCATGCCACGAGATGAGATACCTAAAGTACCATCTTCATCCATGATGTTCTTAACAATCTTACCCATTGGTGTGTCCATAACTTTAGCACGACCAACGATGTTTGAACCGTCTTGCTTTAACTCTGTGAAAAGGTGAGATACTCTATCAAGATTAATCGTAGGACCTGCAGGGTGACCAAGTTCGCCATAGGCTCTGTTCTTCTCTACATATGTCTCGTTATATCTCTTTACTTCATTAGCAAGAATCTCTTTAGGGTACATACGACCATTACGGTTCTTGATGTCGCCTTGCATAATGATGCCTTCGATGAAGTACTGCTTAGTACCATCTTCTTTGGCTTCTGTGATATATTGTACATCTTCAACGATTTCTTTGATTAGTAAACTCATATCTTTTCCTTATTTGCCTGCTGAGAATGCAAACTTAGCAACATCTTTAAATGTTTTGCTGTTGTCTAACATATTCAACACTTTCTTTTGATTCTGTTTGTTCAATTGCTTAATCATTGAAACAATCATAGAAGCGGTTGTCATATCAACTTTTTGCTTTTTGCCGTCTTTGAACTTGACATCAGAAGCACTTTTCTTCTTAACAATCATCTCTAGGTCTTTTAGAACGCCTTCTTTGTAGTAACCTTCGTAATAGCCTTCTTCCAACTCGTCTTCATCTTCTTCTTCAGACTCGTCTTTCATTGCCATCTTGGTAGCAGTTGCGTACATAACATCTGTAGCTTTGTCACCGTAACGATCTTTGAACTCATCCATTTTCTTCTTGAGTTCTTTAACGATTTCTTCTCTTTTTGCTTTCTGAGCATCTGTCATTTCTGCTTCAGATACAGTGCTTTCTTGCACAGACTCATAAACTTCTGCATCTTCGCCTTTCTGATGATCGGCAAGACGATTGCCAGACAAATCAAGTACTTCTGCCTGTTTGTATCCATCTGGAAGTTCTTTAACATCAACTAAATGTTTGTCGATAAAAGCCTTTTGCTTTTCTTTAGAAGAACTGTCGCCCAAATCTTGAGAGTTTTCTGGATCAAGTAGGCTAGATTCTGCTGTAAACTGCTTAAAAGATTTCATTATTGTTCCTTTTATTATTCTGATTCTGTTGCTTCCGCTTCAGGCGTTGCTTCTACCTGTGCTTCCATCTCAACTGGTTCACCCACTTCTGCGGGAGCGCCATACATCGAATCGTATTTTTGTCCGATAGCCGCTGTCATTTTATCTGCCATAATACTATTAAAAGTAGTTTCAAAAGTACCTGCATCTTTATCAACTGCATTCTTAATCAAATCACTAACACTCATATCTATCTCCTTGCTTATTAAACTATTTATACTGAACTATGTTAAAAATTGCCATCATCGATATCGTCTTCTGCATCTTCGGCATCTTCGTTATCTTGCTCAATTTCGTCTCTCATTTTCTCGATTTCATCTTCGTTCATCATGAGAACATTCTTTCTTACCCATTCTGCTGAGTAGTACTTACCAACATAGTCGTCAATGTCTCGGAGAAGATTTAATCTTTCTCTCAAGACTTCACTTTCTTTCAACTCTTCAAAGTAGTTGTCCTGCATGAAATCATATCTGATAGAGGCTTGAATCTCGCCCCACTCTTCAGGTCTTATGATTCCCTTGAGTACCAACTGCTTCTCAAGAATTTTATCAAACAGTGTAGAGAATCTCGATCTCAGTCTGCTGATAAACTTACTAAACTTAATCTCATCTCTAGATATCTCTGTTGCTCTACCTAGTGAGAATCCACTGTCTGATTCCATACGAGAGATAGGTACATTCAGAGCCTTAAACAATCTCTTCTGGAAATATAATACATCATCTAGTTCTCCTAGATTCTGACCACCAGGCAATGTAGTGATCTCTGTACCCTTTCCACCTTCTCTTCGTGGCAACCAAAAATCGTCTGTCATACTCATGTGTCTACGATCATCTTTGACATCACCAGTATTTGCATCATACACTAAACGATTCTTGTGCTTAGTCATCATATCTCGTAGATATTGCTCTGCTTTCATTTTAGGCAGATTACCTACATCGATATAGAAAATTCTTCTTTCAGGCGCTCTAGATATTCTGTAAATAACTACAGCATCTTCCATCATTCTCAACTGATTCAGGGGCTTGTATGCTTTCTGCAAGTGAGATACAACTAATGTGTTATTCTCGTTAAGCAAACCTGAATTAGCATTTACAATTGAGTCTTTAGCAATCTTCAAGCCTTGAATATCATTATTGCCCGTTTGAGCCTGAATGTTACTCGTTGTTGCTAAGAAGCCTTTCTCACTATAAATGTAATACTCGTTCTTAATCTCTTTTGTTAGGAATTTGCCACTGGCTCCATTACTGCCAGTCTTCTTATCTTCAAACTCTCTAACTTTACGAATCTTTCTTGGATCGATATAACGCAACTCTTGAATACCTTTTCGAGGTTGCTTAACATCAATCATAACATGATAGTTGATTCTTCCGTCAACATACCACTTTTGGAAAGTGTCGTAACCAGTAGAAGAAAAGTCTAACAACTTTAATACAGTGTCAAACTCTTCTCTGATTTTCTTCTTGATGTTGTCAGGTTGATCGACTTCATCAGTAACGCATTCCACAACTTTTTGGTCTGGCGATATGGTTACCGCCTCATTCACGATGTCGTCTATTGCTTGTGAAACTTCTGGTTGTTGCAACATCGATCTATATTTCTGTACAAGTTCTGCTTCAGACTTTGCACTTCCGCTAAGGTCAAGAAAACTGCTTGCCGCAGTTCCAGTTGCCGCAATATCAATCGATCCTTCTTCGGCGCCTGGTTGAATAAAAGACGGAATATTATCCGACTTCTTCTCACCTTTGCGTTTTATTTCAAACCCAAATAGTTCAGCCATAGTTTATCCTCTAATTATTGGGGGAGAGAAGTCCCTCCCCCTAAATTATCGTTATCAATTATACATTAGTTCCGCCATCACCAGTGTTGCCGCCAGCGACATTCCACCAATCATATGCGAAAGTTACTTCAAATGTTTCGATTTCATCAACTGTGTTCCAATCCATAGTAATAGCACTAATGTTGGTTGGGAACAAGCCATTAAAGTTATAAGTTCTTAATGGTGAACCAGTTTTACCAAACTGAGTAATCTGTGCTTGGTTTTTATAGTCACCGCCAGCAGTAACATTGCCTTCGTGAGAGTTGATTGCCGCCATCCATGTTTCCATAGCGTTACGAATCAAGAAGTCTTCATCGTTGATGATTGTGACAGTCCACTCAGCGAAAGTTCTATCGCCTGCGATTTTTACCTTACGACCAAAATACGGAACTTCGATTGTTCCAATTGTAGCTTCAGGAATCTGTGCCGCCTGTACCATAAATGGTGTTTTAAGATCCCCTGCTCCGTCGATAGGATTTGTAATCGCTACCTGAAACAGGGATGCTTTAGCACCCCCAAAGGTCAGTTGGCTTTTGATTTCATTTATATTGAAAGCCATTTTTTATTTCTCCTTTCTTTTAATATATTTATTAAGCCGCACCAACGACTTCGCTGAATTCTACACCAGTTCTTACCGCTACGAAGTTCAACTGAATAAAGTTGATTGATCGTGCTGGCTTGATGTAAATATCTCCAACAAAGCTGTTTGTGTCGATAACCTGACCAGTGTTGTTAGTCTCATCACAGATGACTTTAAAGTCATAGATGCCTCGTCTACCTTGAACATCTCTCAAGAATGGCTCTACCAAGTTTCTGAAGTTTGCTCTAGTGAACTCATCGTTAAATTCAAATAGAGTTGACTTAGCCGCTCTAGCAATTGTCTTCTCAAGAACAATGAACAATCTACGAACATTGATTCTGTCGAATGCGCTAGTTACGCCCGAGTAAGTCTTGTCACCAAACAATACAGTACCTTGACCGGCTTGAGTGATTACTGGGTTAACGCCGCTTTTGTATAGCAAGTCTCTTTGTGATTTGTTAGGATTGAAGTTTAGTTTAACAACATTCTTAACATTACCTCTGTTATAACCAGCAGGTGAGAACCACGGATCTCTTGCATCGTCAGTTCTTGCACATAAGCCTGCAATATCACCATTTAATGGAATAAAGCGGTATACATCACTGTACTTGTCGTACTGATACTTGTAACCAGAATCCACAACAGCATAGCTAGATGCAGTTACATTGGCTGCCCAATCAACAATAGTCTGTGCTGTATTATTCGTTAGTGGAGGTGATACAAATGCAACACAATCCTTACGAGTTTCAGCAATATTATCGATGATGTAGTTAGATAATTCATAGCCGTTGTCGCCTAATGGCTTACCTTGAAGAATGAAAGATACATCTACTTCACCGCCATCTTTAAATGTGTCATAACCCACAGCAATATCGCCTAGAGAAATGTTAGCTTCATCATTACCGTCACTACCTGCAGTGTCAGTAAGAAGAACAGATGAGTTGAATGAATCAGGAAGAGCAGTTGGATCAGTAACTGTGATATAGTTAGAGCTTGCTTCTAGTACATCACCTACAAAGTTAGATGTGCCATCTGTATTTCTAACTCCTTCTAGAGAAGAAACATCCGCAAAAGTTTCTAGAATTGTTCCTGGTACACCACTGATTTCGCCATCTCTATCACTAACTACGATGTGATATGAATTAGCTGAAGAAGGCGCTGTATCAAAAAGATCATATTGACCCCAATGCTTATTAAAGGCATAACTACCTGTTAGACCAGCAAACTTTTCTTTAACTACAATTTCCGCTGAAGACTGATCATAATGCTTAAATTCTACATTGTTGGATGAATCTACCGCAGCCGTAAATTGAACCGCTAAAGCAAGAGTAGAAGTAGTGTCGTCATCATAAGTAATAGCATCAACATAAGAAGTAGCAAGTTTAATTGCGTTAGTTGTTTGTAATTGGCGCTCTTGTGCAGTGTCATTTACACGAAGAACATCACCAACATTATCTGTATCTGTTGTAGTGCTATTTACTGGAATTGCGTAGTATACTGTACCATTATCAATACCTGTAGGTAATGAGTCTGCAATACCAGATGCGAATACTACTGGATTACCTGCTTTAATTGAGATATCAGAAGATAAAACAATAATGCTACTTAAAGCTAGTAGGTGTTCGCTACCTTGAGCTGGTGTAGTATGAGGAATTACACCGGCAGTTAAGTGATCTGACTCGATTTCGTCTACAGTTACTGTAAAGTCGTTAGCGTTACCGGCATCATCAGTTGTAGTAGCAACACCGAAAGCGGCTGCCAAGTCTACTTGAGTGATAGTCAATACTTCATCTTCAGCATAACCTGAACCTTTAGCTCCCAAAGCACCTGTAAACAAGCCAGTTGTTTCGATGTAAGTGAAGATAATAGAAGCACCTGTGCCTGAAGCAGAAGCAGAACTAACATCTACAGTGAAAGTTGCATCAGCGCCTAACTTATCAGCACCTGTAAGTGCAGTAAAGACTGAAGCTGTAGTAGCATCAAGACTTGAGACTAGACCGGTTGTCGCTGTTGATGCGCCAAATGTTTGATCGATTTCACCCTGTACTGAACCAGAAGTAGTGCTAGTAGATACAACAGTCAAGTCCTGTAGAGGATCTAAAGATGAAGTTTTAACAGCTAGTACATCTCCTGGCTGAATAGCAAGGGCATCTGCTGAATCTTCTAGACCTTCGATTTTTATTGTAGTTGAGCCTTGTGTACCTAGAACTGATGCACTGGTATAGTCATTAATCGCATCTATACCACTAAACGCTCTAACACCGTCTGCATTACCTTTGCAGTAAGAGATTTCTAATGAATTTCCTAAATCGCCGTAGTACTTAGCTTCGAACTTCTGAGTATCGTTCTTTGCTTTGGCTGCCGCTCCGCCTTCAGTATCTAGAGTCTCAACAACACGAGTAATATAAAGAGCATCACTATAGCCTAAGAAATTGGCCGCTGTGTAAAAAGTTTCGGCATTTGTCCAGAAATTGGTGTTATTGTCACCCTTATAGACACTTGCTGGTTTACCAAAAACTTCAACTAACTGAGTTTCTGATGTAATAAGTTTTCTTTCATTGATAGGCCCCCAACGGAATACACCAGCTAATGCGCCTTCGGTTGTAGCTACAGCCGCCGTTGCATTGGTCAAGTCTATTTCACTGAAGTTAACGCCTGGACTTAATTGAAAAGCCATGGTTTGTTTCTCCTTGTTTATTCTAAGTTATAAACCTTAATTGTTGTAACAGTTTATAAGCTATATTTATAATAATTTAGTTTTAGAGCAACCAGCTATCATCATCGTCAGATGCGATTTTAGCGGTACCCTCTTGTGGTTCGTGATCATAACTATTAAATCCTATGGGAAGTAGGCTTTCAATCATTTCATTTTCATTTCGTTGTTTTAATTTGTCTACTGTATTTATATCAGTTATCTCCTTGAAGAATGGTTGGTCTGTCATCCATCCAAATAAGACCAATCCCATAACCAAATCATCATGTCTACCTGACTCTGCTTGATATGTCTGACCCTTTCTTGAAAAGGTCGAAAACTCATTAATAGTATCAAAGTCGTTGATGATAATTTGATCTTGCTCAATTAGCATCTTGATCATATTACAGCCTAGAGACTTAACTGTTTTAGTTGTTCTTATTCCCTTGTCTGCATTTTTTGAAAATCCAGTAGACAGTCTCTTCCCCGATCTGCCTGCATGTTCGGTTAACAGCATAGTTTCACACTCAAACTCATGATGTAATAAATCTGTCACTTGCCCACCAATGTCGTTTATTTCAACTAATGTGTAGGCATCATTATATCTTTTAAGTACATTGTGTATTGTACCCGCATAATCAATTGGGGTTATTGTATTATCTCTATATACAAATACTTGTTTATACGGCATTACAGTCACATCTATAACATGAAATGCTGAATAATCTAGTCCCTTTCCTCGTGCTACATCAGCAATAAGACAATAAATATGGTCTTTTACTGGTTGTTCGTATACTTTCATCTGTGGAGTTTCAGCAACTGGCCGTTGAGTTACTAATGCTTTTAACTTAGAGCCATCAATTAATGTACCCGAAGATCCTAAAAATCCACACTCAAATTCTTGATTAAACTTTTGCTTATCAAAGTCCATTGCCGCAAGAGTTTCTTGTCTCCAAGCCTCGTCACGCCCAGGCACTTTTTGCCAAGGCACTTCAACATATTCAAATCCGTTGGTTTTTTCTTTAGCGCCTTGACAAGTTTTATAAAAGTGATTCAAACCATTTGGTGTCGATGTATACAACATCTTTGTAGTCTCACCAGATGAAATGGTTGGAAACACTGATGCAAAGAACTCATCCCAGTTCTCTACGAAAGCAGTCTCATCAATATACAAGAACGAAATCGATTTACCACGAATCGCACTTGATGAAGTTGAGCCAGCAATAATTTTACATCCATTCTCAAATTCAACAGAACCTTTGTTCCATTCCATTACGCCTTGTTGCATCCATTTAGGTAACGCTTCGTATGCAATCTTGATTCGATCTAGAATCTCACGAGCCGCATCACCTTTGTTAGCAAGTAAAGCACAAGTCTTATGTTCATTAAATAGAACATAGTGTAGAATCACAGCAACAGCGGTTGTCGTTTTACCTGCCTGTCTTGATGTTACAACTGTAACTCTACGATTGTTTGTTATCTTTTCAACAATATCTTTCTGATAATCGTACAAAGATATCGGTATTAATCCTCTATCTACATGAACGATTTGAATATACTTTTCTGCGAAGTATGTTGGATTCTGAGCGCACTTAACGAACTCTCCAACCATATCTTGTGTGAACTCAACAGATACGCCTTTTCTTTTCAGATTGACATTTCCGTTGTAGCCCTTTTCTATCGCATTAACCATCGCTATTTTTCATGTCCTTAATCAACTGCTGTAGTTCATTTGTAGAACCAACAAACAAGTTGTTATTAGTAGTCAATCCATTAGGAGACTCTGAATTAGCTTTCTCTTCGCTTTCGACTTTCTTAGTAGACATGGCAACCAAATCTTTGTTCGCATCCACGAGAGTCTTCATAATAGTCGAAACGACTTCATATGCTCTAGGATGCTCTGATGCTTTTGCTACATCGAGCATTTGCTCTAACGCCTCTGTTCCAGATTCGATTACATTATAGAAGTTACTTCTAGCGTACTCATAATCTTTATTCATTTTGTCGTCAGTGGGAACTTCTGTTCTTTGAACTACTTTCCCTTCGACTACATCATCCAGAGGCTCAAGTCCTAGACTTTTACCTATTTCATCATTCATATTATAACCTTTCTTTATGTAACTATTGTTCTGTATTTCCAATCATCATCAGTACTTAGTTCTACTTCACCATCAGTTCCGGGATCATAATTATCACGGAAGTCATCAGTCTCTAGTTCTACAACCTTAGCATTTTGCATTCTTTGACCAAAAAGTGGTAAACCTGATTGATCCCATCCGCCATATGACCGATAAGATCCACCAATTGCACTTGTTTCCGGAGTTGATCGGTCAAGGTATAAGTCTAAATCTGGAGCAGTGAAAACAAGACCAACGACATAAGGACCAGGATTATGTGTAGGATTACTATCCGCATTATTCTGAACAAGGCTGTGTGTAGCACCATTAAAATGACCCGTTAGATACTGATTCCAACCATTTTCCCATTCATCTGCGAGCGATGGGTCATCGTCTGCTCCAACAGCTTGACCAACTTTATGTATTCTATATTGTTTACCCGGTGTTAAGTGATGGATGTATTCGTATTCTTGCTGGTCATTCACTGCAACTGATATTGGTGTTATAGACCTAAATGGTGTAGCAGAGACTTGAGAGGCTTCTTGAGCGCCAGGCTGACCCATACCTAATTCTGGAACAGGAGCAATATCAACATCAGTGAATGTGATTTGCCTCTTAATAGAAGAGGGACCGAAGAAGTATGCTTTCATTGTGAAGTTCAATGTCCAAATCAATGCTCTTCTTGATTCGAAGTCGCCTTCATATGTGTCTTCTTGCGACACACTGTTCAACACGATAGGTATATCAAAGTAACTTTCAAGTTCGTCAATCAACTTAACGCTTACTGTACAATCTGGTTTGAAGAATGGTAGTATCTGCTCAATGATCTTTGTGCCATCTTCATTGTATTTTGTCATGATGTTCAACTGAAACTCTATATCGTATGGTGCAGGAGCATATCTCGACACCTTTTCGCCAGGAGTTGAACTTATCTTGGTTAGTTTCGTAACGCTCGTCAGTTTTCGATCTGGAGCATATGTCATTCCAGTCATCTCAAAAGACATTCTTGGTAGAGTAATTGCCGGTGCGTTATTTTTTAAGTTCTGACCAACTCTAGCAAGCACTTTTTCCATTGGCGCATAATTAATGGGCACCTTCATGGTCTTAGTCTTGGAAAGAAGTTCGTCTTTTCTGCTTATTTCGATGTCATTAAACATCGTGCCGAATACAGCAACATATCGTCTAGTCGTTTCGTTGTAAAAGTGATTACCGTACATTAGAAAATATCATCTCCAAATGGGTTGCCTTGACTGAAGTCAATAATGTTATCTGCCGCAATTTGAGAATCTCCGTTATCAATAAAGTTTTCAAACTCGCTATTCTGTCCACCTGTATTAGCAGTAAATGTTGCCTCGTCTACAGCATTATCGTTACCATTAGTACTGCCAGTTGGAACAGTAGTTCTGTGGTTTTCAAACACTGCCGTAATTGCATCTGCTTGCGCTTGTGTTAATATGCCAGGAACTTCAGGTATTACGAATGTGTCATTACTATATTCGAATAGCTCGCACTTCAGATCAAATGTTTGAAGTGAGCCCATTTGATAGAATACCGCTTCATGCTCAACAAATGTAATCTGAAATATCTTCTTGTTAAGCGGAAAGTATAGAAGATCGCCTTCAAGTGGTCTTTTTTCTTCAAGAGAAAGCGTATTGGTTTGTCTAGCATTTTGTTCTGCGGTTTCTATGTTTGCCGCAACAACATCTCTATATCTTTTTTGAGCAATAGTAAATGTGATTGAGTCACGAATTTCAAGACCAAACTTAGATAAGAAGTCGCCTTCTCCCTCAAAGCCCTCAACATTCTTAATATACATTTCAACTGGATGCGCTGAACGATATGAAGCCATATCATCTTCACTAAAAAGATGACTAGTTAATTCATCGATGGTTACACTAGGACTTCTTGGAATATAGAAACAGTCAAGACCAAACATCTTGATAGACTCAATAACCAAGTCTTCTATAAGATCCTGCTCACCATGTACTCTATCTACAGAACCATAGTTGTTAAAATACGAATTTGTAGCCACTCTATTATCCTATCATATCGACTGCGGGCAAAGAATAACTTGAAGCCATTTCTTCTTCAAGTCTTTGAATCTCTTCTCGTGCATCGCTTAAAATTTGTTCTCCATTGAACTGAACACCACCGGGCAATGTCATGCCGTTGAACTTGGTGAGATTTGAACCCCACTGATATTTGATTTTTGCTGTTGCATAGTTTTGTAAGAAACGATCTTTCCACAAATCTGTGTATGTAGTACCATCTACAACTTGATACGCTTCGATTACGACATGAGTTCCTACAGTCAGTGATTCTAAATTAGTGTCTAGAAACAATCTATTCGTGTGTCTATTATAACGAATAGGTACTGCTCCAACTAACATATCTTCTAAAAGACTGATATTAGCCATTGACATATAGAAGTGAGTCATGTTATAATTCACTATCTCGTGAAGATTATGAAGCACAAACTGATACTTTGCGTTAAAAATTCCAGACCCCATACCAACATTAGACTCTGGTGTGAACACATTTACAGCACCTATGATGTTATCTGGAATCTCGATATAACCGAGTTCAAATATTCCCTTAGTGATACCTGAGTTCGCTGAAGATTCAATTGTTGCTGTTGTGGTAGAGTCTTCTCCAGTTATAACTTCACTATGCTCAAATGGTGTATCGTTGGTTGGCTTGCTATATGTAATCTCTGCACCAGATGTGCTTATAATGTTAGCTTTAGCCCCACCTGCGCCTGTAATGACCTCACCCACAGTGAAGTTTTCTGATGTACTCGTAGTTAATTTAAGTGTTGAATTAGATACTTTGTGTTTGAAATAGGTCTTTTCTACGCCATCAAAATGATAGTCGTTATAATATGACAATGCTTCATCAACTCTATCATCTACTTGCTCAGTAGAAACATTGATATCGATCACTGGTTTTCCCAGTTTTCTTAGACAAAACTCTTTGAAGTCTGCTTTAGTTGTCGGCTGTGCCATGCTTTATTCCTAAATTATGTTGGTATAATGTACTATTTATACGCAATAAAATTGTACTTTGCTTTAGATACAATGAGTATAAATATTTATAAATAAGTGATAACAGACATCACATAATTTCTATTTGAAAGGACAAAGGATTAAAAATGGCAATTCCTCAAACTAATGTAATCACCATAATCGAAGCACTAGATAAAAATGGCGGTACCGCCACTGCATACGCTAGACCTCTTTCAACAGTTGATAATGGTGCAAGCGCACCAAATGATACTCGATACGATCATAGCTACGGATTTAGATATAAGGGCGGTAAGTCTACTTTAGCATTTTATGGTGCTTTTGGTACCGATACGACAATTAAAATCCAAGCCGCTTTTGATGGTGGAGTGGTAACAACTGATGCTGCCGACACTTTTGAGGCGCCTGCTCCTCAAGCAGGTAACTTTATCGATCTAACTGATTCTCAAGGTGAGATCGTTACAGTAAGTGGAAACGATATTGTAACACTAGATATCGGTAAGTGTGTATTGAGATTCCATATCACTGTAAACGGCACTACTACAGGCACAATTAATGTTGCGATATCGTAGGTGCTACGATGAATACAATAGAAAAGGGGACTGTAGCAAAGGGTGCCGTAGCAAAGGGTGAGTTAAATTTATCCGATTTTGCCACTACTGGTGTTATAGGAATAAAAATAACTTCAGGTAACCTAGCGGCTACTGTAGCAGAAAATTCTGGTGCTAATCAGGTTATCTACACTGCAACTGCTGAAGACCCAGACGGTGGCACTACAGGCTTTACATTTTCTCTGGCATCAAACAGTGATTCCGCAGTATCTATCAACTCTTCAACTGGTGTTGTAACTCTAGCAGACAATCCCAATCACGAAGTTAAAAGTAGCTATGCATTCACTATTATCGCATCAAAGGGCGACTTCATTGATGGCACAAAAACACTAACACAAAGAGTCGAAAATATAGATGAAGTTGCTCCTACTTTCACATCTGGTACTACTGGTATAGCAATCATAGAAGGATCTTTAGTAGGAACTTTAGTTTATACTGCAACAGCAACTGATTTTGGTGATACAAGTGAGGGGTTTACTTTTAGCATAACTGGCGGAGACTCGGCTGATCTTTTAATAGAAAATGTTACAGAATCTGACGGAACAAGTACAGGTCTCGTAAAGATAGGAGTAATTACAGAGTACGCAGTTAAGCCTTCGTATTCTTTCACTATAGTTGCGACTGATCTTCTATTAAATTCAAGTTCTCAAGCAGTTACCTTTGATATTTTAGATGCTAATCCACCTGTGTTCACATCTGGAACTTCTGTAACTGTTCCAGAATCTGATGGTACAAGTCATTCTATAACCACTTCATCTACTGTTCTTTATATAGCACAAGCAACTGATGCAAACCCAGCCTTAGACGGAAGTGGAAGATATCAGATTACTACTGATTCTGGTGATGGTGCAGATGGTGGTTTACTAAACATTGATCAAGACAGTGGTGAAGTAACTCTTGCAAGTGGAGCATTAGACTACAGCACAAAATCCTCTTATGTATTCACAGTAAAGGCTACCGACAGAGCCGGTAATTTTACAAAGCAAACTGTTACACTAACAGTCGAGCAGTTACCTAGATTTAGTACTGGAAGTCCACACAATGTTGCTGAAAATTTAAGTGTTAATAATGTAACCATACACGGCTATAGTATAACTGATGGGACAGCTAGTGCAGTTTCTATATATCGAGTAAATGGATCGAACTATTCGGCGGGTGGGTCTAATAGACTGATTGGTGAAGTAGCTACAAATTCATCTACAGGTATCATAAGAACAGAGGGGTTTGTTCCTTTCGATTATGAAACAGCGACATCACACACTGCTGTTCTTAGAGGTGTTAAGACTGGAACTGGTTCTGTGTTCTTTTCAGAAGATATCGTCTACAATGTTCTTAACACTAACGATAACGCTCCAGTCATTACTTCTGGTGGAGTAGCAACTTCAATTGCAGAAAACTCTGGTGCGAATCAAGTAGTATATCAAGTTAGTGCGACAGATGCTGATGGTGGATCAGGATCTTGGAATCCAATAGCAGAGATCACATTAAGTGGAACAGATGCATCTTCGTTTAGTGTATCAAATAATATATATGATAATTATGGACAAGTAACGCTTCTAGATAATCCTGATTTTGAAACGAAACCTTCGTATACATTTGATGTCACTGTTACTGATGATTTCGGTAATGGTAATGCGAGTGCGCCTCAAACAGTAACACTAGCAATTACTAATGTTGTGGATACTGTTCCAACATTTACAGCGAGTACTGTAACTGCGGGTACTGTTGCTGAAGCAAATTCTACGCCACCATCAACTGCAATCTATGATGTAGATACGAACCTGAATGATCCAGAGGGTGCGGTTACTGCCCTAAGCATAGCTAATGTCAGCACTGGATTTGTTGGATTTTACATAGATTCAAATAATGTAATCAGAACAACAAATGCTCTAGATTACGAAACAGCGACATCACATGACATAACAATTGTTGCTAGTTACACTCTTGCTGATGGAACAAATGGTAGTGTCGGTTTCACTCTGACTGTACCAGTTTCTAATGTCGATGAAGTTGCTCCTGTATTTACTTCATC